ATGAAAACAGTATTGTATGTTCCACTGGATGATCGTCCAGCGAATCTGGATGACGTCGTTGTACAAGGAAAAGCAGCCGGTATCCATATCATTACACCGCACCTGGGTGACATTCAAAATCGTCTGGATTCCGAGAAAACGGTAGAAGGTACCACATTGCTTGGAACGTCTACACCTACGTATGGGAAACCGTCCAACATTCATGATTTCATTTTGAAAAATGCCGCTAAAGTGGATGGCTTCATCATCTCTTCGGATATGCTGGCTTATGGTGGTCTGATCGGCAGTCGTCAGCTTCGTGAAGATGGAGGCGGAACATATCCTGATTACGACCAGGACACTACCCGTTTGCTCGATGTGATCAAAGCGATTAAAGGGAAATATCCACGAAAACCAGTGTTTGTGATGGATACCATTATGCGACTCGCTACCACCTCTTTTGCAGATGGTCTCGCATTGGATGCCTACAACGAGTCACGTGCACTGATGCAGCAGCCGCGCCAGTCCTTTACGGCATTCGAGGATATTGTGGACGGGTACAACCTTTCTCCAGAGGCTAAGGAATATGGGGAAACGACGTATTTTAATAAAGAACAGTACTACAACACCAGACAACATAAATTCAAAACGAATCTGTACATTCTGGATAAGCTTGCTCGCAAAGGATATATTGATTTCCTCGCCGTAGGCGTCGACGATGCGAATACGCAAGGCGTTCAGATTAATGAGATCAATTATGTGGAAGCACGAATCAATGAATGGCTCGGTGGGACGGATGGACAAAATCCCGATCGGGCGATTATCCTTCCAGATGCGGATGGCCTGGGTCACGCTCTGGTGGCACGTATGGCTAACCAACTGCTGCGCGGTGGGAAGAAGACGCGTTATGCAGTGAAATATTTTGGCCCGCATGGTTCCACGATTATCAATGCCTACGAATATATGAATTTGCATGAGAATGTGGTACGGCATGTGGATATTGTTGGTGGTGTGGTTGTAGCGGATTCCGCTTATCCACAGCCTGATGTGTTAACGGATACAACTCCCGATATGGAAAATGGAAATGAATTAACGAATGCTACATCTGTTGATGAAGCTTCTTCGTTTGATATGGCTTCTGAGCTGGATCGCATGACGAATCGTCATCCAGGCAAACCGGGTAATAAATCGGTGGACATTGAGATTATTGCTATTACGGCGCTGGATCAGGTGCAAGCGGCTGTGGCGCAATTGACGAGTAATAGTGAGAAGGGTCTTCCTTCGGTGCTGATTGATTTTGTAGGAAAAGGTCCAGCCAACGTCGATGTAGCCGAAGCACTCCTGAACAGTCCGTATACGGGTCGGGTCCTGGGGTACAGTGCCTGGAATACGCCGGGGAACAAAATCGGTATGGCTGTGGGTATGGGACAATCCCGTTATGCTCTGATTACAACCGAAACACATGCCCATACGTTGCGAGATGCCATGAATGCACATGGTTCATTGTTGTTCAAACGTTTCCTGAAAGATTACTACTATAAAGCAGTAGCGATTGCAGATATCCGCACGTATTCCAGAGCGCATGCGCTGTATACCAATGTGGCAACCCTTGCGGATCAGAATATGGTGTTGTTTAACTCAGAAGCAGATTATGCTCATTTGCAGACTTTACTCAGGGATCTGATGCAGACCCACACCACGGCACTGGCGAACAAAACAGCATTTGCTCAAGGGAACGTAGCGATAAAGCAAATTTGTAATGGCGAAGCAGCTTATGCGGAGTATTGCAGTGCACTGCTGGAATATGCGAATCCCGATTTCATCTGGGGACGTGCGTTTGAGATTACATTGAATCCAAAGTTTACGCTGAAATAAAGTGCTTATGGTATGAGACGCGCTGAGTCGTCTTTTTTCCACCCCAGATGCACCCTTAATCGCACCGAAGTCGTACGAATGACCATCCGCGCTAGGGATGAAAGGGTGTAAGATTGTATTATCGGATCAATAGCAAAGGACACACACCGAAAGCACATACGCTAATGTAAAGACCGGCCACAAGGGGCCGGTCTTTTTGTTGCGGTGAATGGTGTCCAGCTTTGGCGCCGGTAGATATGCAGAGGCTGAGCTAAAGGGGGAATTCGCTGCTGCAACATTGTCGCTGCGCAATGTGGGCAGATCGCAAACTTGCAGCTGAAGGGGGCGAAATGAATGTGTCTATGAGTAGTGGGGTAAACAACACGGCCAGTACAGGGCAAGTGAGCAACGTCATCAGGCGAACGCTGAAGCAGAAGCTGGAGGCTCTTGTCCCGGCATGGAATGGCCGAGTACAGGATATTGCTGCACCGGGAGAGGTGTTAGCCGGACCCTGTGCCGTGATTGCTTTTGCAGAAGAAGTACCGAAGTCTGCTTGGGCCGGGTATAGGAGGATTATCAAAATCTTTCCATATGCACGCCCCGAAGATGGAGGAGCTGAACAAGTGGAAGTATGGTCAGCAGCGCTGATGGAAGGACTACACCAAGTCAGGCTGGAGGATGAAGAAGGTGGGGCATTTACCTGTATTTATCTGGGTTCTTCGGATTGTGATCGTGTGGATGCCAGTTCTGGACTGGTTACGCGTAGCCTGCGGTTTGGGGTGTATGTTCCGGAAACAGTGGAATACGCTCAGGTTGAAACCACAGATTCGTGGATGGCTGCACTTCAGGGCTGGACACGAACTCAGCTTGGACAAGAATGGTCCATATATGGGGATGTTTGGCCTGGAGGTTATACGACCAAATCCATACTGTGGCGATTGACGGGATGCAGCACAACCACCGCAGGGACTTCTGCGCTGGAGGTTCGTAAGCAATGGATCGGGCATGTGCTGACTGCGAATGTGGCAGATGTCCGTCAAACGGTCACACATCTGGTTGAACAACTGGCTGTGCAGCCCCGTATTGCTCTGACGGATACAGACGGTACGCGATATGTGACGGTGGACGAAGTTTCAGCCGACTTGCAGGCAGATGCTTACTTGAACGGACAGATTCGTCTAACGCTGCAGCAGCGTATTCGCCGTCCGGGTACAGAAGCGCCATTGATCCGTGAGATTCACCATAACAAAGGGATAGAGTAAGCGTTAATCGAGAGGAACTGTTGATGGGGTTCCAGATGAGAAAGTCGATATCATACTTTAGCTTCAAATTCATAGGATCATAGGGACAATGTTCGTAGGTTCATAGGGACAAAAATTCATAGGTCAAAATTATAGAACCAAGATCAGGTTCCACGAATTCAGTAGTCAAACAATGAGGTGAGATTTCCATGGCAAGCTCCGTGAAAAAAAACAAACAGGCTACCCCGCAGTATACGCGGGCCGAGCTGATGCATCATGCCGAAGCCCTCTTTGCCGTTAAGGCAGAGGTGCTGTATGGTGCGCTGTACGAAGCAGCGCAAGAGACGTTTTCCATTGAGGAAGCGAAGGAACGCATCAACCAATTTATGAAAGCGAAGGTGAAGGGATAATGGCAGGCGGAACTTGGGAGCAAACGAATCGTCCGGTACTTCCGGGCTTATATATGAATTTTCAGGCGGCAGCGTCTTCAGCTATTCAGGCTGGTAATCGCGGAACAGTTGTTGTGCCGATCAAGGCAAACTGGGGTCCGGTGGGTACTTTTGTAGAAGTTGGCAGTGAAGCTGCAATTGAGCGTATTTTCTCGGCACATGCCTTGGATAACGGAACAGCTTATACATCCTTGAAGCTCGCTCTGTTGGGTGGACCGAAAAAGCTGCTCGCTTATCGGGTAGCCGGAGAGACGGCGAAAGCAGCCACGCTTACGCTGAAAGACAGCAGTGATGCAGCCGTGCTGCAACTGGACGCCAAGTATCCGGGTGACCGGGGTAACGGGTTCTACGTCACCATTCAGCCGGGTGTAATTGATAATACGAAGCATGAAGTGCGCTTGTTTGAAGGCAACCGGATGTTGTATGCACTGCTGACTGCGGATATTTCGGCAGCGTCGCTGGCGAAAGAGATCAATGCAGATGAAAGCAACATTTGGATTAACGCTCAGGCGATTGGCGATGGTACAGGTGTCGTTGCAACCGTTGCGGGAGCGGCGTTCAAAGGTGGTGCAAGTGGCAACGATGGACTGACCAATGCGGAGTATATTGCCGTGCAGGGCGCGCTGGAAGGCGAGCAATTCGACGTATTGGCACTGGATCATGCGGCGGATGCGCCTTTACTGGCGAGCTTTGCAGCATGGGTGAAACGTGTGCGCAGTGAGGGTAAACCCGTGTTGGCTGTATTCGGCGGTTCTACGGCGGATGACACCTCTGCGACCGCAGCACAGAAGGCGGCAGCACGTTCACTCACGTTGAACCATGAGGGTGTAATCAATGTTGGTACGGGTGTGCGTCTAGGAGATGCGTTCTACAGCTCGGCGGAAACGTCAGCTTATGTTGCGGGTCTGATTGCCGGACAACGTCTGAATGAATCCACAACCTACGCACCTTCTCCGTTCGATGACGTGACGCGTCGCTGGACGCGAGCAGAACAGGAGCAGGCGGTTCAGAATGGTGTATTTATTTTCTTCCATGATGGACGTCAGGTGAAGGCGCTTCGGGGAGTGAATACACTCGTGACCCCTGCCGCAGGACAGAATAATGCCTGGAAAAAAATCCGTTCCATTCGTGTTATGGATGCGATTAATACGGACTTGCAGCGCTCTGCTGAAGATACGTATATCGGCAAAGTGAACAATACGGAAGAGGGACGTCAGGCGCTGATCGGTGCGATGAAAGCCTATCTGGCGCTGCTCGCACAGAGCAATGTCATTGAAGCTGAGGGATACGATGTCGTTCTCGACCCAGCTTATTATGGTGCTGCACCAATTCTCAAGCCAGAGGCAGATCAGGTATTCCTGCAATGGAACGTGAAGCTGACGGATGTAATGGAGCAGTTGTTTGGTACGTTTTACGTGCAATAAGGTTTGTTTAGAAGGAAACTGTCTTTTAAAAGAGACGCCGATTCGTTGAATGGATGGTTTATACGATATTTTCTAATCTCAAGGAGGAATTGTCATGTTGGATGCGTCAAGAGTAATTCTCGGTACCCATGGTCAGCTGCATATCGATGGTGTGTGGCAGACAAATATTAATAAGCTGGAAGCCAGCGTTGAAATTGAGAAGCGTGAGCTGAATCTGGTCGGCAACGACTGGAAAGTACACAAGAATGGTGCGAAAAAAGGAACAGGTACCATGACAGGTTACAAAGTAACTTCGGACATGATCCAGCGCGGCTTCACCAAGTTCCAAATTATCTCGAAGGTGGAAGATCCAGAATCCTACGGTCATGAGAGTGTCTTGCTGAAAGGTTGCATGGTGGACAAAATCCAGCTCGCCAACTGGACAGCGGGTGAGGAAGTGCCGGAGGAAACAGGCTTTACATTTGAAGGATTTGAATTGTTGAACCCGATTGTAGCGAACTAAGGATGGAACGACTTTGAACTTCGGAAAGACCTCGTAACAAAGCTTGTCTAATCAGGCATACGGGCAACGAGACTTAACAGAAGTGGGATACACAGGCAGGCCGAGAAATTCTCGGTCTCTTTGTTGTCCCTGAATGTGGAGATGTATTAACCCAATTTTGAAATGAGAAGGAGATCGCACCCCATGAGTATGAATGAGAATATGTCTGAAGAACAAATTTTGGATCAGTTGTTTGAAGCAGCAGAGCGTTTGCCGGAAGAGAATGTACGGATTCAACGTTTGGATCTGTTGCTGACTCTGCGTGGATTGACGTCCTCCAAAGTGGATCAGATTCGCGAACGCTGTACGATTCGAAAAACAGTCAAAGGCCGCACCGAGGAAAAGGTGGATACCGAGACATTTAACGCGCTACTGATTTCCGAAGCAACGGTGAAAATGAATGTTCGCAGCCTGGAATTGTCCGGTTGGGGAGATAACCGTATTACCGGACGCATGAAGCTGTCCGGTGGGGAACAAGCGGTTCGCCGCATGCTGCTCGCGGGTGAGTTGGATGCCGTTGGCGACAAGGTACTTGAGCTTTCCGGCTTCGGTGTGGAGATTGAAGACCTAAAAAACTAATTCACTCCGGCGGGATGACCACGTTCTTATATCACATGTGGGTTCGTCATCATCTACGGCCCGGAGAATTCTGGTCTTTACCACGCGGGGAGCGCTCGCTGTTGATTGCGTTCTCGGAAGAGGAAATGGCAGCGATCACCTCGCAAATGAATCGATGATTAGATCGGACAGGGGGTGAAAGAAATGGCAGAAATGATTGTGGGTTTATCCAAATCCAATGCGGAAATGCGAACGACCATCCGATATCTGGATCAGATCCAGCGCTCAACGGAACGTCTGGGCAGAGTTCGCTATCAGAGTCTGATTAAAGTGAACAATGAGCTGAGAACAACCGGGCGTAGGCTGGAGAGCATTTATAGTACGGCTGTGCGATTGAGTAGGTTGCGGATCACGCCGAAGATCGGGCTGGATGATCAATTGAGCCCGGCCTTGGACCGTGCACTCGCGAAACTGAACCGTTTCCGAAACCAGATGGTGAAGGCTTCGGGGACGGTGTCTGTGGAGGTGAAGCAGAAGGTCGAAGTGGCGATGGGGAAGATGAGTCCTGCGAGCGGGCCTTCGCTGTCACTTAACATTGGGAGCAACAATAATACGGTAAAGAACGCACCAAAGGAAGAAGAAATAAGTTGGATACGGGAAATGGCACAAAAAAGTAATGATTTTCTTGATCCATTAAATAATGCAACGGACTTGCTCGGAAAGCTTGGGAGTGGTGTTAAGTTCTTCTATGAAAAAATCAAAGGGAAATCAAGTTCAAGCAATACTTCCCAATGTTGCTGCTGCTCTGGTGGAAGCCTTGTAGGGAGGATTTCAAAAGGCCGGGCTAAAGGTGGAAAAACCAAAAATGCAGGTGGTGGCAATGCTAAAACTGTAGCCGCAACAGAGGGCGGAAAAAAAGGTCCTTACAAGAGCGGTTCTAGGTCCTACCAGGAACGTGCACCTGGAACTGTAAAAACGTCTGCTTCCGATCGTGCGAAAAAAATCATTACCAACATGCCTCATGCAGAAGAGAAAAAGCTGAAAATGGACTTTGATCAAAAATTGAATCCGAATCGACATGGCTTTAGCGCAAATTTGCCTGGTTCGCCAATGTCCAATATGTTTTCGGGTAATGGTATGTTCGGCAAACTGAGTGGGGGACTTGCGAAGGGAGCGGGTAAACTGCTTGGACCGATTAGTATGCTTGCTGATGTAGCGAATGTTGCCACTGCTTCTCCCGAGCAGCGTGGGAGAGCTGTTGGATCCATGATCGGTGGGACTGCTGGTACCGCGATTGGTAGTGCTATTGGCAGTTTTATTTTACCTGGAATCGGCACGTATATTGGTGGAGCTTTAGGTGGATGGGCTGGCAGTTCGGCGGGAGGCTGGATTGGGGACAAAGCGAAAGATATTGGAAACTTCATGTCCAATGCCACGGAAGGTGCAGGCAAAGCGTTGTCGACTGCAGCCGATTTTGTTTCTGAAAAAACGAAGAACATTGCAAGTGGCATATCCAATTTCTTCAGCTTTGGTTCCAAAAAAGAAGAAAAAACCGTCTCAGCAACAACGGCGGTTGCTAATCCTACACCAGTACCCTCTGGTCCGTCAATGCCACCTGCCTATATTCCATCTGTGCTCACAACAACTGGTCCTATGGCTTATGCGAACAGCAATGGTGGTCAATCTACGACAGCCGCTCTCTTGGGAACAAGCGTGATGCAGTCCCAAGCCATGGGTCTAGGTAACGGAGCGCAAACTGCTGGAAATGCCAATGGCAAATCATCCACGATGACGGTACAAATATCCGAAGACCAGATGAGTAGTCTGTCCGGTTACCTGAAGGATTTTAAAACCGAGACGACCAACCAGATCTCCGTAAACGTACCACAAGGAGCTGTGCAGGTGACTGTCCGGGAGAACGCCATCGACTACGATGCCATCTCACATCAGGTTGGAATGAGATTTGCAGGCGAAGTGCGCCGTGCGATGGAAAATCGAAAAACCATTATGGCCTAGGCAGAAAGGAGGCCTGTCATGACTGTATTTAAAGATAACGTGGAAGGTATCAAAATGGAATTTACCCTGATCGACGGGAAAACGAAGTTTCAATTTCCGGTGAAACCGGAAGAACTGACGATCTCCCGATCCAAGGGATACGAAACGATTAATATGTTGGAGTATGGCGAGTTTGATTTTGCGCAGGGGGAGAAGGTGAAGGAGATCACCTTCTCTTCTTTTTTTCCCAAAGAATATGATGCGTCCTATTGCATGTACGAGCCTTTGCCTGATCCGCGTGTAGCGATGAATATGCTGAATACGTTTCTGGTATCGAAGAAGCCGCTGCGCTTCATCATTACCAACACAGGGGTGAACGTGCCCGTGTATCTGATCTCACACAATACGACCTTTCGGGGCGGTGAAAGCGGGGATATTTACTTTGACATTACGCTGCGAACGTGGCGGGATTCCAAAGTGGAGAAGGTTGGCGGTGCAACGTCTACGAGCAAGTCAGGTTCTCGTACGGATCTGAAAACGAGCAGCAAGACCTACACGGTCAAATCTGGCGATTCCCTGTCCAAAATAGCAAAGCTTGAGCTGGGCAGCAGTTCCAAGTGGAACGAGATTTACAAGCTCAATGTGAAGATCATCGGCAGTGATCCGAACCGGATCAAGCCCGGACAAAAGCTGGTGATGCCATGACCTACAAGGTCATTGTGGACGACAAATATGACATCACCAAGCTGGTGGAGACGATTACGCTGAAGGATTCGCTCGACCAGATTGCCTATCAGGCCAACATCCGGCTGGCGGTGTCTGCATCTTCGGGTCTGCCTGCGATCTCACCGGGTATGGCGGTGCGGATCAGCGGGATTCCTTTTGGCGAAAAATCTATGGTTCACTTGCTTCACCCTGCCGTCATCTGGGAAGTGGAGAGCTCGAACAGCGGCACCAAGCGACTGTCCCTGACCGTCTACGACCGGATGATTTATCTGGAAAAATCAGAGGACGAGTTCCTGCTGCCGAAAGACCAGACTGCCACGCAGCGACTCAAAACGTACGCCAAGGAATGGAAAATTCCATATGCCATGCTGCTGGATACCAAAAAGAAGCTGAGTAAAGCGGTGTATCGGTCGCAGACGATTTTTTCGATGTTGTTTGCCGATCTAAAGGAAACGGTGAAGTCGGGTGGGGATATGTTTCATCCACGAATGACGCCCGGCGGGTTGCAGCTATTTAAGGTGGGCAGCAATGCGAAAGTGCACGAGTTGGATCGACTGATCGATCTGACTCAGATGCGTACACTCGAAGGCGCGGTCACCAAAGTTAAAGTGATGGCGGCCTCCGAGTCCAGCAGTGGCAAAGAGGTTCCTTCCAAAGTGCTGGCGATAGAGCAGGAGGGTGTAGCCGAACTGGGCACGCTGCAAAAGCTGATCGAGGACGATCAGGTGAAAACAGCGACTGCTGCCAAGAAGTTGGCGAAAAGTCGTCTGACGGGTATTCAGGAGACCTTTACGATATCCGCACCTGATGTGAATACAATTCGTGCCGGAGACGCGGTGCTGCTCAAAGGGCTGAAGCTGATCGTCATGTCGGTCAGCCGTGATCTGTCTGCCGGACCTGGAACAATGACATTGGAGCTGGGGACAGCCGAGCTGGTGAAAAGGAGGTTTTACCTTGAATAAAGATGATCCGTATGGGCATTTTGCCGAGGTCATGCGCGGCGCGATGAGTACCCATACCCGTCAGGCCGTGAGCGGCATGGGCGCGGTGCTGGGAACGATGACTTCATCCGGCGTAAAGCTGGATGACTTCAAGCACGAAGTGCAGGACTATCTCGTGGCAGAGTTACCGGGCACGCTTGGGTTGCCGGAGCGCGAGGCTGCTGGCGCGATTTCCGGTATACCTGACGTGGCAAACGGCGGAACGACGGGCACGGGACGGTTTCTTTTGCAAAAAGGGGAAGTGGAAGAAGCGGTGTGGTCTCTTGGTAAAGGATTGAAAGCCGGTGACCGTGTGCTGGCGATGCGAGTGAATGGCGGTAACGACATTGTGGTGCTGTGTAAGGTGGTGAATGCGAATGCCTAGTTTGTTCCCGGAAACGGGTTTGGTATGGGGAGATGAGGAAGATCTGTCGGGGGCGGCTTCGGAAGAGGTGAGGTTTGGACGGAGCTGGCGATTCGATTACGATGCGGGGGATTTTGTGCTGACCCCAAGTGGCAAAGTCGCTGCGGCGGGTGCGCATGAAGCCTGGGTACAGTGGTGTATCAAAGCAGTGAAGACGCCGCGGTACAGACATGTGATTTACTCCCGAAACTATGGATCGGAGCTGGATGAGTTGGTGGGTCAGGGGGACAGCCGGGGTGTGATGGAAAGTGAGATTACCCGGATGGTTACGGAGACGCTGCTTGCTGATCCTCGCACAGATTCGGTGGACCAGTTTACGTTTGATTGGAATCGGGAGCAGTGCATGTTCTCGTGTCGGGTGGCGAGTGTGCAGGAAGAGATGTTTATTCTGGAAAGTGAGGTGATCTGACGGGATGGCTGAGATTCCACGTTATTTGGAGGACCAGACGGAGGAACAGATTATGCAGCGTATGCTGGATCGTCTGCCCGCGGATCTGGACAAGTCGGAAGGATCGTTTCTGTGGGATGCGGAGGCTCCGGTAGCGTTTATGCTGTCTGAGGCGGCGCTCTGGGCGCAGGAACTGCTGCGGCGCGGCTTTGCGAGCACTGCGGCGAGCAGTGATCCGAATTTTCGTTCGGAAGAGCTGGATCTGCGGGCGGGAGAGCATGGTCTTACGAGACGGGCTGCGGTAGCGGCACAAGGTTCGGTTAAATTCACGGGTACGTCGGGCAAGGTGATTCCTGCGGGGACGGTTGTGGCTACTTTGGCAGATGAAATCTCCGGTGAGGCTTCACTCGAATATGAAACCGTTGGTCGTGTGGAGCTGGGAGAAGATGGTCTGGGTAGTGTTGGTGTGCGGGCGCTCGTTGCCGGAAAAGAAAGTAATGTGCCTGCGGGCACCGTGACCGTGCTGTCTACACCTGTAAGTGGTGTTACCTCTGTAACAAATGTTGAGGTCATTAAAGGCGGTGCGGATATTGAGGCAGATACGGCGCTGCTGGAACGTTTTTATGCCAAAGTCCGCAATCAGGGAACAAGCGGCAACAAATCGCAATATGTGCAATGGGCCAGTGAAGTGCCCGGTGTTGGTGCAACGCGGGTTATTCCGTTATGGCAAGGGCCGGGCACGGTGGGATTGTATTTGCTGGATACGGACAAACGTGCCACGGGTAGCGATCTGGTAGCGGCTGTGCAGAAATACGTAGACCCAACGCAGGATGGACAGGGTGAAGGCGTTGCACCCGCTGGCCCTGTGGTGACCGTGATGCCGGCAGAGGAAGTGCCAATGAACATTCAGGTGAAGCTGACACTGGCAAGTGATGCCACACTGGCAGATGTAAGGGTGTTGATTGAGAGCGGGGTGACTGCGTATTTGAAGCAGTTGGCTTTTGCCGATCCGCTTGTGCGCTACACTCGAATTGCTGCGATCCTGCTCGACATTCCGCCGATTATCGACTATTCAGAGCTTACCCTGAACGGTGTGAGCGACCAGAATATAGAGATGACCGCGAACCAGGTGGCCGTGTTGGGGACGGTGGATGTGCATGAGTAGAGGTGTAGTGGAGGATACGAAGTTCGGGTGTGGGGGCAGAGGTAGTGTGGGACATCGGGAATGCTCTGACTACACGGCATATGGTTCAGCTGGAAATGAAGAAAGTGGCCGGTTAGAAGAGTGCTTGGGTCGTGTGGTACGCCGCTCGGGAGCGCAGCTATTGAGTGAAGCTGTCTACGTTGATGCGAAAGGAAAGGAGGATGCCGGTCATGAGTGCACCTTCTGCTGTACATGTTGGACTGACGAGTGAAAAAGGGCGGGAGCTGTTCTCGTATTTGCCGAGCTATTATGAGACTTCACGTGTGATGCAGGCGGATATGCAGTCCAAAGGAACCGAGATGGATCAGCTTTATCAGGCGCTGGATGAGACGTTGGATCAGTTTTTTGTCCGCACGGCAACGTGGGGATTGGATTTCTGGGAGCAGGAGCTTGGCATTGAGACGGATCGTCTCAAACCTGTGGATCAGCGGCGTGCGGTGGTCGAAGCGAAGCTGCGTGGTGCCGGAAAGTTTTCAGGGAGATTGGTTGCGAACGTGGCTGAGGCTTACGCCGGGGGCAAGGTGGATGTAAAGTTTCAACCGGAAGCGTGGAGCTTTACGGTGAGCTTTGTGGACACGATGGGCATTCCGCCCAATATTGACGATCTCAAACGCGCAATTGATGAATTGAAACCGGCCCATATGGCCGTGGAATATAAATATCGTTATCTGGTCTGGGATGATCTGGACGACAAACAGATGACATGGGACGAACTCGATGCCGCGTCCTTGACGTGGAATGGACTGGAGGTGTGGGCGTAATGCCAAAAGAAACAGATCGACTGAAGTTGCCTCTTCCATTAGGGAATGAGAATGTAACCCGGGAGAGTATTAACGGGATTTTTGAAAAGATTGATGCAGGCGTGGCGACACGAGAAGCCATCCTTATATCTGCGGAATCTGATCTTAATAGCTATATAACAGAAGGGGAATATTATTGCCCAACGAATGCCACAGTAGAAACTTTAGCTAATTCCCCAGTAGGAGTAGCCTTTCATTTGACGATAGAAAGACATGCTGGAGTGGTCCAAACTCTAACAACTTTTGAACCGAGTAACCTACAAGTTTTTCAAAGGAACTACTATGTCGGATGGGGTCCATGGAAAAAAGTACCTACAAGGGATGATATTGAAGAGGTAAAAATATACACCGATCAGAAAGTTCGAGAAATCGTTATTAATGATGCATCCTTAACAGATAAGGGTATCGTCCAACTATCCAACGCAATTGATGGCACCCGTGAAGATGTGGCTGCTACGGAGAAGGCGGTTAGAGATGCGAGGGTGGCGGCAGAGACGAATGCGGCAACAAATGCCAAGTCATATACGGATGGTCAAGTAAACCAAATCTCCAATTCGCTTAATCTATTTTCGGCAGCAGTACGTTCTATTGACAACATCTTTGTTTGTGGTTTCAATCGTTCTCTTATGGTAACTAACGGTTTGTCTTTTAAGATACAGTTCAATACGACGAATTCTTCAGTTAATCTGCCAACATATTTGCAGATTAACGATACTAACTATCAACTTAGGGTTGAACAATTTAAAAACTATACCCTACCAAATAATTTAATTGATACAAGTAAAATTTATGAGGTGAAATACAACTCCAACTTAGGAGTTTTTTTACTAATGGATTCGTTTAATGATGCGGATCTTCGTTCTTCAGAGATTACAATTATTGTAGGTAAAAGTGATGCTAATGCACAATTCACTACAATACAGTCAGCAGTTGACTATTTGAAGAAGTTTAATGCAGGCAGGCGTTCAATCAGAATAAAAAACACTTCTAACTCTGTTAATTTTACTGAGAATGTTATCGTTAGAGAATTTCATGGAGGCCCTCTTTTTTTTCTGTTCGATCCAGGGATTAAGTTAAACGGCTATTTTTCAATCGATGATTGTTCAGCTGAAGTATTTATTAATGGTAACTATGAAAAGCCCTTAGAGATTATTAATTCTAACGGTGGTGTTTCTGCACAAAATTGTTATAAATTAACATTGTATTTTGTCAATAAGGTTAGTGCAGGGCTTAGCTTTTTATCTGCTACCGGGGTCCTATCAGTCTATGTGAGTTCTTGTGTTTGTTCAAATCAATATATTCCTTTTGAATTTAATCGAGGTTGTTTAGCATATTTAGAAAATGTATCAGGAACAGGAAATGAGAGGGTTGGAAGGGCGGAGGGAGCACTTATTACTATGAAGAACGTTACCCTTACTAACTCTACTTTTACTGTTTCTGGTGGAGCACAGGTGTTCAAGTAATATTGTGAAACCGATTTAAAGGAGGTGAACTATGACCACAACCCAACTAACCGCCGCCATCGCGACAACACTATCGCATCACCTCCCTAACATCCCGATTTATCCTGCCACAGGAGCCGATACTCAAGATAGCCAATGCCTAGCTTACCGCTTGCTGGCTGCTAAACTCATCCGTGAGCGGAGCGACCGGTTTGTGCAGTCTCTCATCTACGAGATTCGCTGGATGGACGGGAAGAACATTCCGGAAGACCTGCCGGACAGGCTCTTCGAAGCATTGGAAACGCTTGAAGTGGAGGGAGTGTTATGTCGAGCGACGGAGCTACGATGGAAAGCGTGGGGAGAAACACCCAAACTGTGGGTGTATTACACGATGCGAACCACCAAAGTACCGGAGTCCTCCAGTCCAATGCAACATCTGGAACAGCAGCCAACTGTATTGAAAACGACACAGGCATGACTTTAAATTCAGACGGATATACACAGTCCGCGGAGTGACTGGTGTTAATATTCTTTATCTGAACGCATTTAAGGAGGACTTATCATGAAAGGAATAGGAGGCGTGCTCGCGATGTTCACCAAGAAAGAAACAGATCGAAAGAACCTTGAAGCAGAAGAGAAGCATAACGATACAAAATACAGCAAATCACAGTTCGCCGAATCCCGGCAACTTAGCCGGATAGAGAAAGATATTTTGGCAGCGGTGCTGCTGGAACAAGAGACTTACACCTTGCAAGAAGCGCAAGAACACATCCAACAATTTATGAATGGGGAGGCACAATAATGGCTGGAGGAACATGGACGACACAAAACAAGGTACGCCCCGGTGTATATATGAATTTTGCATCAGAGGGCTCATTGCCTGGTACGGTAGGGGAGCGGGGAACGGTGGCTTTGGCCCTTCCATTGTCATGGGGGCAAGCAGGCACAATACTGACGGTACAAATAGGTGAAGATGTACAAGCCAAATTGGGCTATGACTGGACAGCACCGCAACTGTTGTTGATTCGTGAAGCTTTGAAACGTGCGCAAACATTGCTTCTGTATCGACTCAATGCAGGGACCAAAGCCAAGGCAACCTTGGATAAACTGACAGTGACAGCCCAACACGGCGGTGTACGTGGTAATGATCTGGTTGTTGTAATCTCCGCAAACATCAATGAACCGGGACAATTGGATATCTCCACTTTGCTTGCGGGTAAAGAAGTGGACAAACAAACTTCGTCCACCATTGAAGCGCTGGAATCCAACGCATACGTTACCTTTACTGGTGAAGGTGCACTCACAGCTACAGCTTCACTTCCACTAACAGGTGGATTGGATGGTACAGCAACGAACCAGGAGCATGCCGATTTCCTGACCAAGCTGGAAGTACTGGATTTTAACACGGTCGGTCTGATTTCAGACGATGCCACACTCAAGTCAGTCTACACAGTCTACATCAAGCGCTTGCGTGATACCGAGGGCAAGAAAGTGCAACTAGTTTTGTCCAATTATCCGGCTGCAGATCATGAAGGCATTATTAGTGTCAAAAATGGTGTTGTGCTCGCAGACGGTACCGTTCTTACGCCGAAACAAACGGTAGCATGGACTGCCGGCGCAACAGCGGGAGCTAACCTGAATGAATCCCTGACGTTCCGTGCGTATGACGATGCCGTGGATGTCAACGGACGATTGACACATAGCGAGACAGAAGCAGCATTGCGCAACGGCGAGTTTGTGTTTACTGCGAGCAGCAACCGCGCAGTGGTAGAGCAGGATGTGAATACATTCCGTTCCATTACACCGGATAAGGCACATCATTTTGCCAAAAACCGTGTTGTACGCGTACTCGATGGCATCGCTAACGATATGAAACGGATTTTCGAGTCCTATTTTATCGGCAAAGTGAACAACAACGAAGATGGGCGTAGCCTTTTCCGTTCCCAATGTGTCACCTACCTGAAGCAGCTTCAGGATATCGGGGCGATTCAAAATTTTGATTCCAAAACTGATATCACCGTTACTCCGGGAAATGAAACCGACAGCATTCTTATCGAGATTCAGGTCCAACCTGTAGATTCCGTTGAAAAAGTATACATGAAAGTGAAGGTGGTTTAAGATGGCATTTTTGAAAGCAAGCGACACGATCTCCGGCCAGGAAGGCCGCGCATATGCAACGATTAACGGACAGACGGAAGAAATGTTCTATGTGAAGACACTTGAAGCAACCGTGGAAAAGCAAAAAGCAGAGGTCAAAACCCTCGGCCGCCGAGGTGTACAGCACAAAGCAACTGGTTGGTCTGGTTCGGGTTCCATGACGATCTTTTATACCACATCCCGTTTCCGTGAGCTGATGCTCCAGTACATGCAGAATGGTGTGGATACGTACTTCGACATTGAAGTGACCAACGAAGATCCTTCCTCTACGATTGGCAAACAGACTGTGACCCTCAAAGGCGTCAATCTCGACAGTGTGATCATGGCATCCTTGGATACCGAGGCCGAGGCGTTGGAGGAAGAAGTGAGCTTTACCTTTGAAGATGTCGATATGCCTGTATCGTTTAATCTGCCGAAGTAATATAGAAGTTACGGACATATGAACCATAAACTGTAACGAGTTTGACCTTAGCAGCGGGTTTGTAAAAGAAACCTGTTCAACTTGCCTGTGTTACGGGCTGTTTGGCGTGTCCAAATGATATTGTGCAATCTCTCTTCGTTCGAAGAGAAGCTGCATATAAGACTGGAATAAATAGCTACATTCAGCATCTTATCTGGCTTATCACTGGCTTCACATTCACACTAACGATTTAAAGCACATTATACATGTTCTTCGCCGCTTATTGCGGCGGGGAGCCTAACTTTAGAGGAGGAAAAATGCATGAGCGGATTGAGTATGTTTTTTGCCCAAAATACAGCAACGGATACAACGGAGGAGTTTATCGTATCCCTCCGATTCAAGGATGAGAAAGGTGAACCGGTTGCGTGGAAACTTCGCAGCATGACCGAGGACGAAAACCAAGAATGCCGCAAGGCAGCTACCCGCAAAATTAAGGGCAAGAACGGTGTCTATACACCGGACATCGACGCGAATGATTACATGGCTCGCCTGATGAGCGCAAGTGTAGTATTTCCCGATTTGAAAAACGCAGAACTTCAGCGCTCATATGGCGTAATGGGAGCGGAATCGCTTTTGCGCAAAATGCTGTTGCCTGGGGAATTTGCTTCGCTTGGCGAACAGGTTCAGAAGCTGAACGGCTTCAATCAGGACATGAACGAACTGGTGGATGACGTAAAAAACTAATTAAAGAGGGCGATTCCGAAGCCAATCTGGCTTATTACGCTCTCCACGAATTAAACATTTTGCCTCATGAGCTAATGGACTTCTCCATGCGAGAACGAGCGGCCATCTATGCGATGATCTCCATCCGGGTAGAAGAAGAGAAGAAAGAACGGTCCAAGAATCGCGCCCGGAAGAAATAAAAAGGAAAGGAGGGAGAAATGAATGTATGCCATGTTTGCAAGACTGTATATCATGTCAAACAATATGGTTCAGCAATTTCAAAATCTGCCTACCGTAATCAATTCGGTATTCAACCCTGGAAATCTGAGCCGAATTCAGTTGGCAGGCAACTTACTCCAAGGTGTGTCAGAAGAACAGGCTAAGGTAAATGCTGCCTTTACAGAAGGAGCCCAGCGCGTGCGTTCCTGGATCAGCATGATGAAATCAGCAGGACAAGCGGTTCTTGTACCAGCGGCGCAGGAAGAGGATCTGAAGCATCGCTATATGTCTACTACGGGTGATGATGCTCAAGGGGAGACGATCTTTAATCGGTACCGTGCGGAAGCGTTCAAGAGCGGACAGAATGTTACTGATGCTTTGAAAGGTGCGCTATCGCTCATCCCATATGCACAGAATACGGATCAGGTTGACCAACTGAGAGATATGACTAAACGGTTGAGTATGCTTTCTCCAGATGGAAAAAGTATGTCAGATGCATCCAGTGCCTTGGTCGCTGCCATGAACGGAGACAACGGTGAACTTGCCAATTCTTTTAACATTCCTGCAGAAGCTCTTAGCGGAGCGGGTCTGCAACAAACCATTGATTCATCCAATCTGGATGGGTTTATCACAAAGCTTGATGTCATTCTGCAAAAACAAGGCTATACTCAACAGGCTTTCGACACCATGTTGGATTCACCGTTGCAGAAGTGGAATGCATTAGTTAATCAGTTTAATGGGGTTCTCGGCCAGATTGGACAGGCAGCTCTTGTTGCGTTGACGCCTTTACTTGATCGATTAAATGAAGCCTTTGCAAATGGGGAGTTCACGGTCATTATTGAGTGGATTAGTAATGCATTTACTGTTGCGGCAAACGCGTTGACGATGCTGGTAAACGGTATTTTATACCTTGCAGCCGTGATTCAGCAGAACTGGGATATCATTCAGCCTATCCTGATGGCATTGGCAATTGTTGTACTGGCATTGGTCATCGCACAAGTCTATAGTCTAGTTGCTGCGTGGTTATTACTGAATTGGCCGATCCTGCTCGTCATTGCTGCAATTGCGGCAGTTATTGGAATTCTGAACATGATGGGGATGTCAGGTACACAGATCCTGGGGGTTATTATTGGTTCATTTATGATGCTTGGAGAAATCGTACGAGTAGTAGTGGCCACAATGTGGAACCTGTTTGCTTCGCTGGGGGAGGCTATTGTTAACTTTTTCATAGACCCAGTATATGCCATACAGAAGTTATTTAAAGACATGGGTATTTTCATTCTTGATATATTCTATAACGTCGTAACTGTTATTGAAGATGCCATGGAACGAATTAATGGTGGACTTAACAGTCTGATCAAACTTGTTAACAAAACTTTTGGCTTTAATATAGGTTTGTTTCAAGAGTCAGATATTAATTTAGGTGGCAAACAAATAAAGGAGTGGAAGAAAGGCCTGGAATCCTGGGAGCCTACGAGTGATAAAGATGTGAAGACATTCTTCAAAATGGACGGAGAATACAATCCTAAAGCTTTTGGAGATGGTCAGAAGGTTGCGGAGGATTTGATTTCTGGATTCTCTTCAACCTCGAATTCGGATTCCAAGGATAAAGGTCTACCAGGTAATTTTGGCAAAGACTTCACACCCGAAATACCCAAAACACCTTCCATTCCATCGATGCCAACTGCACCTGCTCCCACCGTTGTTCCCAACAATAATATGAGTAACATCAACAAAATCAACAATATCGGACAGGTGGACAAAATCGGAGACGTGGATGGCACAGTGGATGTGACGAGCGAGGATCTAAAACTGATGCGTGAGCTTGCAGAGATGCAGGCGATTCAGCGATTCGTTAGTCTGACCCCAACCGTTCAGGTCACCACAGGGGATATCAACAGTGGACATGATGTGGACAGCATTATCAGCAAAATCACCGATGGACTGAACAGTCAGATTGTCTCCAGTGCCCAGGGGGTGTATGGATAAGTGGAATATTATATTCAACTGAGTTTCAACAACCGCTCCGAATACATGTTTTTCCCGGTGACACCAGAGAGCATTGAGTTTTCGGATGCAGGGGATGGCAGTACGTTTAACGTTAGTGCCTTGGGTGAGATTAACGTCATCAAGTCGCCCAAGCTGCGTGAAGTCAGTTTCAGCGGGATTTTTCCAGCAGATTACAGCCCGTATCATCTGAATTACGATGCAAGCCATCCGGCAGTTCAGAAGCAATTTTACCGTGATCCGTATGAATATGTGAAAAAGATTATTCGCTGGATGCAGACGGGCAGACCCGTCAGGCTGTTTTTTTCCAGTGCAAGGTACACCATAAATATGGCTGTTTCCATTGAGAGCTTCGATTGGAAAGAGACAGCCGGTACGGTGGGCGATATTCAGTATGATATTAAGCTGAAGCAGTTCATTTTTTATTCTGCCAAAAAAGTAGTGCCACTCAAGGACAGCAAGGATACGGCTACTTCAAAAACAAAAACCAAAGCCTCCCGGCCCAATGAAAAAATCCAGCCCAAGACTATTACACTCAAAGCCGGAGACTCCTTGTGGTCTGTAGCCAAAGCCCAATTGGGAGATGGATCTCGCTGGAAAGAGCTGAAGAAGCTGAATGGCATCAAAGATGCACAATTGAAGAAGCTTCCGATTGGACTCGTGATCAAGCTTCCGTGAAAGGAGAGGGAACATGCAGCAGCAGATAAGTTTGGACGATAAGCAGGGAAACATGAAAGAGCGGTTATGGCTGGATGACAAGCAGGGCAACATCTGGGACATTAGCGAGATTGCTGGCGACATTACGTACAAAACCTCCCGCATCGGCAAGCCTTCCTCTCTGGAATTCACGTTGATTAAGGGCAGTCTGTACCAGAATAAGAAATTCACCTATGAGAATGGATATGTCGTGAAATATACCAGCAACGAGGTAGGCATATTTTATGGATATATCTTTTCGGTGGATAGCGGCAAGGACGAAATTGTCAAAATCAAAGCCTACGACCAGACTCGTTATCTAACCGCGAATCAGACGTATAAGTTCGTTAACGCAACCGCTACGGATGTGATCAAACGAATTGCTGCCGACTTTCAGCTGAAGGTGGGCGAGCTGATCCAGCCGAAATATGTTATTCCGCGCATGTTATTCGATAACAAAAAGCTGATCGACATGATCTGTGAGGCGTTGGATCGAACGTTGATCTATGGCGGCAAAAACTATATCTTCTACGATGATTTTGGCAAGCTCGTGCTTCGGGATGTGGAAGAGATGCCTTATAGATTTGTCATAGGGGATAACAGTCTGCTCACGGATTACAGCTATACGCGGTCGATTGACGACCAGACGTATAACAAGATCAAGCTGTATCGGGACAACAAGGATACGGGCAAAAGAGAAACGTTTGTACATCAGGATTCAGGCAGCATCCGTCAATGGGGGCTGCTTTTTTTGTACCAAAAAGCGGATGATGGCCTGAACGAAGGCCAGATTGATGCCATGCTGAAGACCCTGATGACCCTACGTAACCGCGAGACGCAGACGTTGAAAGTGGATGCGCTTGGTGATTTCAAGGTGAGGGCAGGTAGTCTTGTGAACATCCAGATCGATGAACTGAAGATTAATCAATATTTTCTGGTAGACGAATGTACGCATAAGGTACAAGGCGGCGTGCACACGATGTCACTGAATTTGAAGGTGGTGTAAGGATTTATGATGCTGGACGTGATTAAAAAGGCGGCGGTGGCCGCTGTGGATGCCAAGTCTCCCGTTCAGGTAATGTACGGAAATGTGACAAACACCCAGCCTCTGGAGATAACCGTTGAACAACGGCTGGCATTGGCTGAACCTTTCCTGGTACTGCCAGAATCCGTAGTGAACAAAACTTGGACCGTGGGGGACCATGTTTTGTTGTTACGTGTTCAAGGTGGAGACAGCTTTGTCGTGCTGGATCGGCTGGTGAATCCATGATTCCACAGGGTGCGCAGATGAGCGCAGAAGATCAGGAAGAAGCTGTTGTGCTTCCAAGTCTGACATATGTGTTTCAAGCTTCAGGACAGCGAATTGGAAGGCTGCAGCTGGATGGAAAAGATGCGGTAAAACAGGCAGTGTACAAAGCGTTGTCTACACGACGCTACGAGTATCTAATCTATTCTTCGGATTACGGCATGGAATGGTCCTGGGAAGGAATGGCCGGGAGATCCATGGTTGAATCAGAACTGGAACGCTGGATTCGCGAAGCGTTGCTTCCGGATGATCGCATTTCGGATGTAACGGAGTTCGATTTTGTCCACGAGGCCGATGGAGTAAGGGTTTCGTTTACCGTGGAAACAGATTTTGGCAGCTTCAGGGAAGAGACGGAGGTGAACATGAATGTATGAAGAGCAGACGTTTGAAGTCATTTTAAACCGAATGCTGGACAGAGTGCCGGATGGTGTGGATAAACGTGAAGGCAGCATTATCTATGATGCGCTTGCGCCAGCGGCAGTGGAAATGGCTCAGATGTATATCGAGCTGGATGTGAACGCCAATCTGAAGTTTGCAGATACAGCTTCTGGAGAGTATCTGGATCGCGCGGTGGCTTGGTCTGGCATTAGTCGGAAAGCGGCCACGAAGGCACGTTGGGTTGGTAGTTTTCGGGATAATGAAGGTAAGCCTGTTGAGGTTCCTTTGGAGAGTCGTTTTTCCACGGGGGATCGGGTGTACGTTATTGTGGAGCGCATCGCGGCAGGGCGATATGTGTTGGAATGTGAAGTCGCGGGAGCGGAAGGTAATGAATATACGGGGGCGCTGCTGCCCATCGATTATATTGCTGGATTAACAACAGCGGAAATGACACAGTTGCTGGTTCCCGGTGAAGACGAGGAAACGGATCAGGCCTTGTATGATCGATATCAGGACAAAGTTTCCCGACCGATTACGAGTGCCAACAAATATCAGTATGAGTTATGGGCACGGGAAAACTCTGGTGTTGGCAAAGCCAAAGCTTTTCCACTGTGGGATGGTCCGGGTACAGTCAAGGTGGCATTGCTGAATAATGAAATGAAAACACCTGCTGAGGCGGTCATTGAGGCGGTGCAGGAATATATCGACCCAACTCAGGATGGAATGGGCGAAGGTGCAGCTCCAATCGGACCCGTGGTCACAGTGGTGGGGGCGGAAGAGGTGCCTATTGATGTTGAGGTGCAGGTCACGCTTGCTTCTAGTTCAACGTACGAGGGCGTTAAGACACTAATTGAAAAGGGAGTTACGGCGTATCTGAAAGAATTGGCTTTTGCCGATCCGTTGGTTCGTTGGACACGTATTGCCAATGTCATTCTGGATATTCCGCCCGTGATCGATTATAGCGATCTGCTGGTGAATGGTGGTATGTCTAATCTGGAGATCGCCCCCGGCGCAGTAGCCGTTCTTGGGACGGTGAAGGTGACATGAGTAAAGCAGAGGTATTAATGACTCTTTTGCCCCCGTTGTATGAGAATGTGCTGGAGATGCAGCTCCTTACAGAGACCGAAGGTGTTGAGCTGGACAAGCTTACGGTTGGTTTGGAAAGTGTGCTGGACCAATTCTACCCGGAGTCTGCGACCTGGGCATTGGAACGTTATGAACGGGATTTGCAGATTTCGACGAATCAAGCCAAGCCGGATGATCAGCGGAGATCTGTAATCATTTCCAAAATGCGCGGCAGCGGCAAAGTCTCTGGTTCCATGCTCAAGAACGTGGCGCAGGCCTACGAAAGTGGCGGGATTGATGTATCCGTTTCGCCCGAGGAGTACTTGATCCGAATCCGTTTCATCGACACATGGGGCTTGCCGCCCAATCTGGACGATCTGAAGGCAGCAATTGAGGATATTAAACCAGCACATATGACCGTGGAGTACCGTCTGCGGTATTTGACGATTTCGGAAGTTGAAAGCATGACGCTGGAGGAGATTGAACAGACCCGACAGGATAAATTTGCAGGAGGTGGAGCATAGATGAATGAACCGAAAACACCGCATTTGGGATTGAATAAGATTGACCGTTCCTCGCCATCGACAACCTATTTTGATCTGGATAAGTATTTGGATCAGAACTGGGAGAAAGTTGATGAGGGTGTGGGGAAAGTCGAAGAAAAGGCTGAGGACACCGCGGCACAGGTGAGTAGTATTCAAGAGCGGTTGGATACGGAGAAGCGCAAGTCCGTGACGTTGGAGCCGGGATTGCAAGTTGTTCATTCTGAACGTGCCTCGGCGTTTAAGTTGGATGGGTTGAAGGGCCGAACGCTGGTGAATTTGTTGGGGCGTGATGGTGGTTTCTACAATTTAAACCACTGGTCTTATTGGTCAGCGTCACCGCCCAACGTGAACAATAACAAGGTAACGGTTATAGGTACAGGTTCAAATTTGAACCCACAAATCACCTATACTAACTTAGGACTTGCCCCCAAAGTGGGCGAGAAACTCTTTTTGCGTGCAAAAGCCATACCTAAAAATTTGTGCTCAGCAGTCCGGTTATATTTGTATAGCTCTGGAGAAAAAATTATCTTTAATGCTATGACTGCAGTGAGTCCAGCAGTAGGAGGAAAACTCGATTTGTACGGGATTATTACTGTTACGCAGCAAATCGTGGACAATTGGTCATCCATTGGATTCATTTTGGTAACCGAATACTCGACGACAACAAATGCCACTAATGCAGTGACCGAATATGCCCAAGCCGCTATGTACAAGATCTCAATTGTTGATCAGTCGTTGACACCACAGCAGGTAGCTGCTAAATACCCATATGTCGAAAGCGTTCAGCCTGTACGAAATCCATATGTGATTCGCTACGGAGAGTATTTATTGCCGCCATTCTATGAATGGGAGCACACAGGACACACTTTTCTAGAAACGTCTCCATATACGGCTACTGGTGAGTTAGTATCTGGTTCTATTGGAACTGATGCGTATGCCGTGACTTACTTAAGTGTATTAGCAAATCAAGATTACACGATTAGTAACCCGGCAGCAAGTACAGGCAAAATTCGAGTGAGTGTATACGATTCATATACAAGATTACAAGGTATGTTCATTAATCCGGGAGAGACTAAAACCATTAAAACGGTCTCAAGGGCCGTAAGAATGGGTGTAAATCTTAGTGGTGTTACGCAGTATACAGAAGAGTTTGATGTGAATAAATGGACATGGTCTACGGGGAATAAAGCGAGTTTTGCATATCCAATTATGACTCTTGGTAAGGAGGTGAAACCGTTAAAAACATGTGAAGATTCTATGCTTGCACTTCAAACGGAGTTATACTCAGACCCGGTGACAGGTTTGAATGCTGACGAAGTGTTTGAAAAGAATGGCCAATATTACAAGATGACCAAGTGGCGCAAGATAATTTTGGATGAAAGTCTTCGTTACCGATCAATAGCATCATCGTCGGGTTACAAAGTAGTTGGTTGTACTCTATCAGAACCAGTAGCAGCTTTTAACAGCTTGGTTGTTACGAAGTACAATGGTAATGTGCTTACTAAAAACGGAAATATGTCTGAATCTGATAACGCCTACTTCAGAATTGCAGATTTATCAGACTTCAATGTATCTATTGCTAGTGCAGATAGTGGATGGGGAGATTCATATACGCCGACAGCAGATGAGATTAAGGCATATTTTATGGGATGGCGTATGTATAACGGCGAATCAGCGTTCTACAACGGGGCAGGCACGAAATATTGGCATAAATTGTCTGACGGAACTTCGACTCCAGGTGTGGGCACAACTACTTTACCGACTACAAAAGCACCAGATTTGACTCCATATCAACTCGTATATCAGCTTGCAGTACCAACTATCGATCCGATCACGTCAGAGGGTCAATTAACGTTTTTTGAGGGAGATAATCAGGTTGAAGTAGGTTCAGGAATGATAATTAGAGAGAGTGTTAAACCAGTATATACTTCAGATGTGCATAAATCATATAACATTAATAACTATAATTTGTCAGCTAAATTAAATAGTAGGGTAAAAAAAATACTGTCCGTTTATAAAAATGATGTCAGAGATTACTGGGATATCCTACGCTTTAATCCGGAGTCAGAAGTTTTTGGGTTAGAGTTAGCTTCCTTGCCAGCCTCTCAATATGATCCATCGGCTTATTATACTGTAACATATCAGGTTCAGGATCAATTTTCACCAATATGGATTAACGGAACGATAGGAGTAAGTGAGAAATCTATTATAGAACAATTTATAAACGATTCTTCCAATATTTCAAGGCAGCTATCTGTAGTGGAAAGTAAAAATAACGAAATGGAATTACAGAAATATGCTGATAAAAACTATCTCAGAAAATCATCAGGTATTAGTGAAAATCAAGACTTAAATGGCTTTGTAGCTGAAGGAGAATATTATTGCCAATTTAATACGACAGCGGAAACTCTAAAAAATTGTCCTGTTGGAGTAGCTTTCAGTCTTAAGGTGAGTAAAAATGGAACGCAAAATAAAGAGTCCATCCTAGGAGTAACACAAACTTTAATAACATTTCTTCCAGTAGGATTTACGACATGGCAGCGAAATCTTTATGACATATGGGGCGTATGGGTACAAGTTCCATCCAGAGAAGAGTTTGAAAGTTTAAAGTCCTCTGTCAGTGATGGGAAATCGGCTATCGCTGCCGCCATTACTGGCAAAGGTATAGTGGCATCAGGCAGCGATACACATTTAGAATTTGCGAGAAAGATCAATCAAATTAATGTCGGACCGAAATATGCAACTGGAACGATTCAATCAGCGGCTACTTCAATGTATTTTATGACATATAACGGCAGCTACGCCTTTAACTATTTATCAGTATCCAATCTTGATTTCAGGCCAAACAAAATTATTATCCGCCGAACTGTACAAGCAAGTGGTGAGGATCTGAATGTTTACGATTATTACACTCGTGCTGCAGCAGAGAATTCGACAGGTTCAAACTACAACTACTATACATTTTCGAATGGTCAGGGAAGATCAGCATACATCGTGAATGTCTATGAATATTCAGGGCTTGGAATTCCATCTTCGAATGCTTTCGTAAACAGTAGTGGCTTTCGTGTTCCTGTTCTAAATTCAAATACGTCTTACACATGGGAAGCATTCAGGGTTTAGAAGTCGAAGTAAAGGACATTAGAACAAAAACTTACTAATAAAGTAAAAGATGGATTATCTGTTTATTCAGTTGCCTGATAACAGATAAATTTACTTAGTTTATCTTTTTACATGGGGAAGTGAAGAGTTTGCGAACAAATAGTTAAGGTAATTCTTCTCCTTACCAACTAAAACAAGTTAACAATTTTTTAGACCAAGGAGGTGAAAACATGGAACGATGGGATACCCTATGGAAATGGGGAATTGCACTCATGAGCAGCTCAGTAACCTACTTCTTCGGAGGCTGGTCAGGCGTACTCGGCGTATTGCTCGTATTCGTCATCCTCGATTACCTAACAGGCATCGCGGCGGCAGGCATGACTGGCAAGTTGGAGAGTAATGTCGGGATGTTCGGCATTGCGCGAAAGGTATTTATTTTTGCAATGGTATCGGTGGCTCATTTGGTGGACGGTGTTCTGGGGGACGGACATTTGTTCAGGGATGCGGTTGCCTTTTTTTATATCGCAAATGAGTTGTTGTCCATTATTGAAAATGGAGGCAAACTGGGCGCCCCGATTCCGCCTGCGATCCGGCAGGCTATTGAAGTGCTCAAGGGTAAGGGAGGAGACGGGGGGATTCCCGGCAAGTATACTCCTGATTCCAGAGAATCTTTTGTACAGTCAGATGATAAGGATGTTGAACAGACCAGAGATGAAACGAAGTAA